ATCAATTAAAAGAGGTAGTTTAGAAACCAAGTGCCACATAAAAAGAATATGTGAATGTGATAAAGAAACGTTCAGACAAAAGATAAAAACGGTTAAAAACTCATTAATTAAAGATTTAAATGAAGAGTCCGTACACAAGCATTTAATAGTGTTTGCTGTGAACCATAATAACGGTTATCCCCTAAAAGAAACCCTACTACCTATAGTTAAAAGAAAGATCATGAATTATATGATACAATCAAAAAATATTAGACATCGGAAATTGACAAGTAAGTGATAATTTAGTATCATTAAATTAAAAAATTATGGAAAAAATCGATGTATTAGTTTTAGAGCAAATGATTAAAGAAATCCCCAACGATATGGATTTAGGTAGACAAATCAGAAAGATGGTTTTAAGTATTAAAAATGGGAGTACCGATATTAATAACACACCAAAATAAATAAAAGACATGGAACAAGTAAATCACCCGGAACATTATGGTGGAGCTGATAATGAATATGAAGCAATCAAAGTAATTGATGCTTGGGGATTGGGATTCTCACTGGGTAATACGGTGAAGTACATCTCAAGAGCGGGGAAAAAAGACCCCACTAAAGAGTTAGAAGATTTAAAGAAAGCTAAATTTTATTTAGAACATCACATAAACACATTAGAAACCAAATAAAGATGACACTAACGGAGGAACAAAAAAATCAGATACTTAATCTGTATGAAGGATTAAAAAATGACGAACAAACACTTGGTGAGGTACATGAAATCATTGTGGACTTTTGTCTCGACCAAGACATTGTTGATTTATCAGATGATGAAAACGGGGATATGTACGAGGAGTTTTCAAATAACACGTGGGATTATTTAGAGAGTATTAAATAAAAAAAAGAAATGATAGAAACAGGAAAAATAATAAATGGGGATTGTATTGAAGTGATGAAAACATTACCGGAGGGGTCGGTTGATTTGGTTGTGACGTCGCCTCCATATAATTGCGGGATTAATTATGATACACATATCGACACTTTAGATATGGATGTGTATTGGGGTTGGACAAAAGAGTGGTTAACGGAAGCCTACCGATTACTTAAAGATGACGGTAGAGTATCAATTAATATCCCTTACGAGACTAATGTTCGTGAACGAGGGGGTAGGGTGTTTTTTGTTTCAGAATTTTATCAGGTAATGAAACAGGTTGGTTTTAAATTTTTCGGAATTGTAGATTTGGTTGAGCAATCACCACATAGATCTAAAACGACGGCTTGGGGTAGCTACATGTCTTGTAGTGGACCATATATTTATAACCCGAAGGAGTGTGTAATATTGGCATACAAAAAACTACACATTAAAAAGGTTAAAGGGGAACCACAATGGAAGGGTACACCAACTGAAATTGAACAGGAGGATGGAACCATAAAAAAGAAAGTCGTGTATGAAGAACAAGATAAGAAGGAGTTTATGGAACTTGTTTTTGGTCAGTGGAATTACTTTGCAGACACTAAATCACTCACCAAGGCAACGTTTTCAATGGACATCCCAACTAAAGCGATCAAGATACTATCCTACAAAAACGATGTGATTTTAGATCCATTCGCTGGCAGCGGAACTACTTTAGTTGCCGCAGAGATATTAGGAAGACGTTGGTTAGGTATTGAACTATCACCAAACTACACCGAGATTGCAAAAACAAGGGTTGAATATATTAAAACACTACAAACAATACAAGAACTCCCACTTTAAAAGTGGGGTTTTTTGTTTTTAATAGTATTTATATATTATGAAAAACATCATTACAGAAATATCAAGGATTAAACAAATGATGGGTATCCTTGAAAACGAAGAGACAACAGGTAAATCATTTATTATTGATGGTATTAATAAGAGTAGTCTTTTAGATTTAGTTAATTGGTGGGGAGATAATGAATTAGAAATCTATAACGATTTAAAAAACTCAGAAATATTAAATAATAGTTCTGAAGAATTAATAAGTAAAATATTTCAGTCAACGCCTAGTAATATAGATAAGGAGTCGTCGGTATATTTTACAATTCACGGAGCATTAATGTTATCCTTAGTAAACGGAGTTAAAAATGACCCAACATACGATAATGAAGGAAATTATGTAAAAAACAGAAAAACCCCACAAACTGATTTATGGAATAAATTAACATCACAAAAAGGTCTTATGTATTTTAATCAATTAGTCGATTTAGAAGATTATGAGAATCAAAACATTTTAAATGAATTTCTTGAAATAATCCCTGGATTAAAAGAACGTGTATCAAATTTAAAGACAGTAAAAAAAGAAGAAGACACGGTTTTAGATGACAAAAAACAAAATATAGAAAATGCGACAACACAAAATATAGAAAATGCGACAACACAAAATATAGATACAAAACAAACACCAATAATAAGTGCTGACCAATACATATCAAAATTAAACTACAGTGATGTTGGGTTTCCAAATCAAGAAACATCAGGTAGTATGAGAAAATACGCAGAATCTTTGGCCTTAGAGGACCCTAATAGAGTAAAAGAGTTCGTAAAGAATTTGGTTGACACCTTTAGGTCAATAATGAAAAATACGTTTAACAAAGAAATAAGTCGTGCCGGAAACAGTGAGAGTTGGGCGTATTGGGATATTGCTAAACAGTTATATATGAATAACCATCCTGAAGAAAGTAATAAAAACTATAGACTTGGTAACCCTTTAGATGAACAAGACTTTTTCAAAAAAGAAATAATATATAGAATGATAGGTTGGGAAATGACTAATGGTGGAAAAAAACCTGACGGATCAAAATACTCATCTTGGGAATTAAAAGATAAAGGAAAGGAGTTTTATACAAACGCAAAACAAAAGAAATAGGTTTAATACATTGACCTTTTTATTATATCACCACTTAAAATCTCTAATACATGGTTATCAAACTACGTTAAGATTGCAAAAACAATACAAGAACTCCCACTTTAAAAGTGGGTTTTTTGTTTTTAATAGTATTTATATATTATGAAAAAAAATGTTATTAAAAATGTTAACGTAATACTTGAAGAAAGGTATTTAAAACAAAAATCAATTATTATTGAAAGTTTAGAACCACCTAAGAGTGAAGACGAATATATATCAATAATTAAAAATAATGGATTTACACAAGTAAGTTCAACGGACCCGAATACTGTTTGGAAATATGAAAATAGTAAAACACAAGTTTTTACATATAAAACAAAAGACGGTAAATTATATGTAAGTCAAAGAGGGTTTTATAACCCAAAAACTGATTTACATATTCCCACAACTACCACATCTTTTAAAATACCTGTAACCACTGAATATCAAAAATATTGGGATAGGGCCGTTAATGACTACATACAAAGTAAAAACATTTATGACCCGTCTTGGTCATTAGAAAATATTAATGACCAAATAAAAAAAATTGAAGATAATCTTAAAATAACTAACGATAAGGATATTGTTACAGTTGGTGGGGTTTTTATTAGAAATATTAAATCAGTTGAAGAAAATATTAATAAATGGTTGATTGATCCTGATAAACAGTTGGCAAAAAATAACCTAAACCAATTAAAAGGATTGGCAAAAGAAAAAGGATTAAATATTGGTTAATACATTGACCTTTTTATTAAGTCACCAACCTTAATTCCAAGTCTATGACAATCACCACCAACAATCTCTAATACTTGGTCACCAAATCCCGAATACTGAATACAACCTGATTCATCTTCACAAGGGGGACACATTGGATGAATTTCTGTAATTACATCACCATCAATGAATATTATATCTAAAGGATTGATACATTCATACATCCAAAAACTTTGTTGACCATGAGTTGGCATTAAAAATAACATACCATTAAAACTCATGTTAAATGTTTGGTTTTTCATCCCATCTTTGATTGCTTGATGAGTAACACAAACCCGACATTTAAACATGTTATCATTTATAAAAATATTCATATAACATAAATAGTTGAAAAAAAAATAAAAAAACCAGACTTTTGGTTTTTTGTTACATATTTATATTTACTTCCGTAAAAAAATCATTTTTTTTATTTAAACATTTGACAAATCAATTTAATAGCATTAGATTTGTTAAACAATTAGGAAACGACCTAATAAATAAATCGAATTATTAAATTTAAACGATTAAAATATGAGTGAAGAAATTGAAGTGGTTGAAAGTAAAATGTACTACTACTACGGACCTAACGGAGAAAAACTTTACACACCTAACAGCG